GGGAACACCAAAGACATTATTCCAAAGACAAATATAAAAGATCTAACCCCCTTTAATCCCCCTAAGGGAAAAGTGAAGTTTGATCCGTCGAGTATTCCTGTTCCCGAATGGCTGAATGCTGCGTCGTGGAACGAATGGGTCACCTACCGCCAGCAATCCGGAAAGCCCATAAAAACCGAACTGACGGTAACAAAAGCCTTCAGGCTTCTGAAGGAGTGCCTGGATGAAGGCCACGATCCGGTAAACGTCATCAACACAAGCATTGCCAACGGCTACCAGGGCTTATTCAAACCGAAGTTCGCTCTCAACGACCGAAGAACTGGCAGAGATGTGAACCGCATTTCTGCCCCAGACAAAACTATTCCTACCGGATTCAGGGGGTAACGATGAAAAACGTAATCGGTACTGGCAGTGCGCTTGATCGCCTGAAAAGAATTATCCCAGCCAGTGTGCAGCCGAAATTCTCGACTGCTGATGAGTGGCGGGCATGGCAGGAAGCCGAAGGGCGTAAACGCAGTGAAGAGCTTGACAGGATGAATCAGAAATCCCGCACCGAGAAGATTTTCGGGCGATCTGGCATTCAGGATCTCCATCGTAGCTGTACGTTTGCCAACTACGAAGTAAGCGGGGAGGGGCAGCGAAAAGCGTACACGATGGCAAAAAGTTATGCCCAGAACTTCGGTAGCGGATTTGCGAGCTTTGTGTTCAGCGGTGGTCCGGGAACCGGGAAAAACCATCTTGCGGCGGCAATCGGAAATCATCTGCTGGCCGGCGGCCATAGCGTTCTGGTGGTAACCATTCCTGACCTGATGCTCAGGGTTCGTGAGTGCTACGACGGTGGGCAATCAGAAGCGTCCCTGCTTGATGACCTTTGCAAAGTTGACCTGCTGGTACTGGATGAAGTCGGTATTCAGCGCGGGAGCAGTGGTGAGAAGGTCATTCTCAATCAGGTTATCGATCGCCGTCTCTCATCGATGCGACCTGTTGGCGTTCTGACGAATCTTAACCACGAGGGGCTGTTGGATTCACTGGGCGCGAGGGTTATCGATCGCCTGCAGATGGACGGAGGGATGTGGGTGAATTTTGACTGGGGAAGCTACCGGAAAAACGTTAGCCACCTCCGGATCGTGAAATAAGGGGTTAAAAATGGCCCGACCTAAAACACACAGAGAACGGATGATTATTCTTGAGCGGATTATCGGTCTGGTGAAAGAGCAGGGGCGCATCACGACGAACGACGTCGTTGCGATGTTCGGCGTGCACCGAACCACGGCGGAGAAATATCTGCAGATCGCGTTAGTGCGCGGAGGTTTCATCCGCCACGGGCGGTGCGGCGTTTTTCGTGACCAGCGGGCAGTAATTGACTATGACCTGAAGCGTTATAACTGCAACAAGACAACCGGATTTTCAGCGCTACTGGCACTGGAGAAAAGCCCGGTAATGCAGGTTTATGGAGCATCCAAAATGAGCATCAACAAGGGGGGAGCCCAATGAGCAACATCGACAAACGTGCGCTTCGTGAAGTGGCGGAGAAGGCTACGCCGGGGAATTGGCACCGCGCGTCATCACGGTTCAATGGCATCACGGTAACGCCGTTTTCTCTTTGCGATGAAGAGGTGATGTTGGCCCATGCTGTCGAGAAACGTGACGCTGAGTTTATCGCCGCCGCTAATCCCGCCACCATGCTGGCGCTGCTGGATGAGAATCTTCAGCTCCAACGGGAAAAAGACGCAATAGAGGCCGTGGCACTTGCGCTGCGTGATGATATGCGACAGGCGCGGGAGCAACTGGAAGCAGGATGGAAGCAGAACGCTACGGACGTTCAAATCAAGGCCAGACTTTGCCGGGAGAGCAATAGCCTGCATGACAGGCTGCGTGAAGCAGAGAAGCGCATAGCAGAACTGGAGGCGCGGGAGGTCAGCGTTTCTGAGATTCGCAAGAATAAATTCATCGAGAAAACTGAGGATGAACTTGATGGAGACCACTACACTATCTGTAAAAATGGATGAGTAGTGATTATAGCTGTAAAGGTACGTCAGCGCTGATTATGTTTGTCTACGAAGGTGAAAATATAAGGTTGACCATGATACAGTTGGATCTGGTCTGGGTCTGCATCCATTGTATTATCATTGATAACTAACCCGGGAAAATCATGTGGTTTGTTCAGCTCCTTTACCATGTCAGACATAACAGGATACTCTGTGAAATCAGCGCTCGCCTCGTATCCTTCGCTAATCACATCCAGCCTTTCGAAAAAAGCTTCCTCATTATCTTCATGCCGTGTCGCCGTTTGGCGAAGGGCATTAAGATTGCGCGTCCTAAGATGAGCTACACGATCCGGGGAAGCATACCCGGTGAACTCAGGGATTGACCATCCCAATTCTTGTGCTATACGGCGTGCCAGAATTTCAGTGGGTCCTGGCTCAATATTACCATCTTCTAATGGATCGCCGGCTCCAGTAACATGATGAATGATCTCGTGAATTAGCCCTTCCTGCCATGAGGGCATCTCACACGAGTCAGTGTCTGGCGCCGCACTAAAACTGATATAGGCTTCCTCGTGTTCATCTTTTCTCGCCTCGCAAATAGGTAAAATTGGCTCTTGACCAGCCTCGTATTCATACAATTCGCTATGCGTCAGTAAGTGAATAGAATCAACCCCGACGGGGGAATCTTCGTTGATCTCGTATTCGTTTCTGTATGTGATGCAGCCAAGTTGCACTTCCTTATTATGGATGCCATAGATTACGGCATCACGAAAGGTCTGTGATCGGCTTAAGGCATCAAGTACAGTGTTACCGATCATATTGGCCGTGTGCTGATCGATGAGCCTGCTACGACTACTGTGGACAGCGTAAATGACACTTTGGTAGAGGTTGCTTAAATCTGCGGCGGAAAACGGTATTCGCTTACCTGTCTCCAAAACGTAATCCGCATAGGCATTCTTTGAAGGATGAGGAACAACGGCAGCAGAATATTCTTTCTGTGGAGCAAAGTTTAAACAAGGCGTAGAAGATGAAATTTTCATATTAAAACTCTATATGGTTTTGTACATTTCAGTTTTGCCATCTTATTCATAGTGTTGATATGGCGTAAAAAGAGCCATGGTTATTTCTACCATACCTTCGGTGTGAATATCACAACTCAGAAACTCGAGTACGCTGCGACGGGTTTTCCCGCCTGAAATCTGATATGAAACAACACGCTAGCTTTTGCAAAAAGTGCTATTCATGTCTTGAATATTCTTTCTAACAGGTATACTGTGTTTATATACAGTAGTTAAGTGTAGAGGGAATTATGAGAATTGAGCTTGTTATCAGCCGGACAAAACAGCTTCCGGAAGGGGCAGTTCCTGCACTGGAAAAAGAATTAATTACCCGTCTCCAGAATCAGTATGAAAACTGCAACTTAACCATCCGTCGAGGCAGTCAGGATGGTCTGAGTATCGTCGGTGCTGCTGATGGCGATAAAAAACGTATACAGAGCATTCTGCAGGAAACGTGGGAAAGCGCTGACGACTGGTTTTATTAACATTGCGCTTAATACTGGCGCGCATTTTTCAGCATACCGCAATTTGCGTATCCCTTTGATGCTGCTGCCGACAATTTTTAACCGCGTCTGTACATCGCCTGAAGGGAGAACAAAAATTGAGTAATTCAGCTTTGCAAAAATCAGAAGATAGCTGGTATGACATTGTAAGAAGATCTGATGGCTGTGTGGTGTTTAGCTTTCCATCATCAGGCAGGCATCTTATCTATCGTGTAAATGGCATGGTATCTATGCGTCCTTTGCTGGATGACGAAGAAGTTTTTACTCCCAACGGTTTTATGCATTTTATTCGCCGTCTCGGCTACCGGGTAACACCACCTTCTGATAATATGAAATCAACGGCCTGAACAACCGTTAACCTTCTGCGCCACGGAGAATACCATGGCGCACGAATTACAACTCATCAAGCAGTCATCTGGAATCCTGATCCCCGCGACGCCGGAGACCAGCGATATTCTGCAATCAAAAATTAAACTCGGTGCCGTGCTGGTGGCTGAGTTCCGTCAGGTGAGGAATCCTGCATTCCATCGCCGCTTTTTCGCGTTGCTTAATCTTGGGTTTGAATACTGGGAACCCACCGGCGGCGCCATTTCTGCCAATGAGCGCAAACTGGTAAACGGTTATGCAAAGTTTCTCGCTGCATATGGCGGGAATGAAAGCGCATTACTGGATGCGGCTGAACAGTATCTGGAACAGATTGCAAACCGCCGGGTAACAAACGGGATTAGCCTGTGTAAATCATTCGATGCCTACCGCGCATGGGTGACGGTTGAGGCTGGTCACTATGACGCCATCCAGCTACCGGACGGCACCCTTCGCAAACATCCCCGCAGCATCGCTTTTTCCAGCATGGATGAGGTCGAATTTCAGCAGTTGTATAAATCCGCGCTTGATGTGCTCTGGCGGTGGATTTTATCACGTACATTCCGTACTCAGCGCGAGGCCGAGAACGCCGCCGCCCAGCTCATGAGCTTTGCGGGGTGATGACGATGAAATACTCCTGGTTCCATCATCACGACTGCACAACCGAGCAGGCCGATGAGCTGGTGGCTCGGTATCGGGCACGCGGTGTCAAAACTGAGCGTAGCCTCAATCCGGATTACACCACCTGGACAGTTAGCGCGTTTCTTCCTACCTCCAGCAAACCGGCCAGGCCGGATAACCGCTGGCGTAACCGGGTCTGGGGGTGAACATGGCTAAATTACCGCGCCGTAAGTGCAAAGTTTGCCGCCAGTGGTTTCACCCGATACGCGAGGGGCAGATCGTTTGCTCGTACCAGTGCGCCAGCGCCGTCGGCAAAGAACAGACCAGAAAAGCTCGCGAAGCCGCGCAACGTAAGGCGCAATCCCTTCAGCGCGCCGCTGAGAAAAAAGAACGCGCCGCCTGGCGCCAGCGGAAAGCCGCGGTTAAACCGCTGAAGCACTGGATTGACTTGACGCAGCGCGCCGTAAACGACATTTGCCGCGAAACCGAACTGGCAGAAGGACTCGGTTGCATCTCCTGTGGAACGAAAACGGCGTTTGCATGGCATGCAGGCCATTACAGGACTACGGCCGCCGCCGGGCATCTGCGCTTCACTCGCTTCAACATCCATCTTCAGTGTGATGTCTGCAACGTCTACAAATCAGGGAACATCGAAGCATATCGTGCCGCGCTGGTTGAGCGTTACGGTGAGGCGGCGGTGCTGGAACTCGAGAACAATAACACCCCGCACCGCTGGACGGTCGAGGAGCTGAAGGAAATCAGGCTCGCGGCACTGGCGGATCTGCGTGCGCTAAAAAAGCTGGAGGCGGCATGAAACCAGAACTGATCGAGATACTCCGCATGCGCTGGCAGCGCCTCCGCATTTACCGCCGTCCGGGGTCGGTGTTGGTTGACTACCGCATCCTGCGCAATTTTGTTCGTATCTATCATTCAGCAGGAGCAGCCTAATGAACCTCGAATCAATCGCTAAATACTTCGCGCCTAAATCACCGATGTTCAGTGACTCCTCGAGGGCGACTGCCACCGACTGCCTGACCGGAACTGACGTGATGGCCGCACTTGGGCTGGTTAACGCGAAGTGCGGATTTGGCTTTGATCTCTACCTGGCAAAGATTGGCATAAGTAGCCCAGACCGGGCGATGGAGGCGCTCTATGATTCATCTGTTGAGATATCCCAACGCTTCAAATCAGTTAAAGAACTCGATGAAAAAGTTCGCCGACGCGTGCTCGAAATTATGTGTGCTTTTGCATACCAGGATTATGCGCGCAGCGCGGCCAGTGTGCGCAGATGTGACTGCTGCGATGGTAGCGGCTTTACCGAAGTCGAAGTTTTCACCAATAAAATTCAGTACCCGGACGGAAAGCCACCAAAATGGGCAAAAGTTACCAAGGGCGTTTTCCCCTCGTACTGGGAGGAGTGGAAATCAGTTCGGGAGAGCGCGCGGGTTCTGTGCAAAGCATGCAACGGCAAAGGCGTTATCAGTAATGCCTGTCGTTGCCACGGTAAAGGGATGGTGCTGGATAAGGAGAAAACAGACAAGCAGGGCGCGCCGGTTATGAAAGTTTGCGACCGGTGCACGGGGAGAGGTTATGCCCGACTTAAATTCTCCAATGTTTTGGAAGGCGTTCGTACGGTATGGGATGTAAAAAAAACCACTGCTTACGATCACGTGCAACCACTGTTTGAATTGCTGGTGGAGGAGTGTCACAGGCAAGAAAGTTATGCAGACAGCGCTTTAAAGTCAGTTACGAAGTAGGCTAAATTTCTACAAATCGCAATTTTTATAGAAAAAAGATATTGAGGTTCGCGGAATTTTCGTCTAGCATCAACTCTAACGCTGGGAATCCGTTCAATCGTTTCGGCCAGCATGAATATTCAGCCCTGCGGATAACACCGCGGGGCTTTTGCGTTTCTGGGGGGAATACATGAAAATTTACCCATGCCACTTTCACCCTAATGGATTTTTCATTAGCACTGGCTGGGGTTTGCTTTCGCCAGTCGGCTTGTTTGATTGACTCATCTAATTCTCCATATTTGGTGTGGTTATTTTTGGCGATTTAACAATATCAAATGCAGGGTATACGTCGCCAGACGTCATCTGGCAACCATTCAGGGCTGCGCTATGGCGTGGCCTTTTCTTTATCAACTCACCCGATATCCGGGTAATTCATCTCCCGGTAGGGGGAGTTATGACAATGGACAGAACGACAACAGGCGCATCGTACGGCGTATCTGCTGCCACGATGATTTACTCATTCCTGGACTCATTCACACATGACGAATGGGCGGCCATAGGAATCATGGGCGGCTTATTTTTTGGTGCACTGACGTGGATAACCAATGTGTATTTCCAGCGGCAGCGTAACCGTATTCTTGAGCAACAGAAAAATGGCATTAAAGACGAAAGTTAAAGCCCTGCTGGCTGGTGGCGCGGGTGCTGTTGCGATAGCCGCTGCGATGCTGGGGGGGCATGACGGTCTGGAAGGCAGGCGCTACGAACCCTACCGCGACGTTGTTGGGGTTATCACGGTTTGCGACGGGCATACGGGAAAAGACATTGTACCCGGCAAGCATTACACCGATGCGGAGTGTGATGCACTACTGAATCAGGACCTGGCACAGGTGGCAGCCCGCATTGATCCACTGATTAAGGCCAGTATCCCGAACAGCGAAAGAGCCGCGCTCTACTCTTTTGCGTACAACGTTGGCGCGGGTGCGTTTGCCAGGTCAACCCTGCTGAAAAAACTCAACGCTGGTGATCAGGCCGGAGCCTGCAACGAGCTTAAACGCTGGACGTATGCAGGCGGTAAGCAGTGGAAGGGGCTGGTAACGCGTCGCGAGATCGAGCACGAGGTGTGTACGTGGGGACTGAAATGAACCGCATAACTACTGGCGTAATAGCCTCATTGCTTATAGTGGCCACCGCACTGGGCTGGACTACCAGTCACTATCACGGTAACGCCGTGAAGTACAAAGACCAGCGCGATACCGCCACTCACAATCTGAAGCTGGCGAACGAGACAATTACCGACATGACGAAGCGCCAGCATGACGTTGCCGCCCTCGATGAAAAATACACGAAGGAATTAGCTGATGCACAGACCAGGAATACTGATTTGCAGCGCCGCCTTGCTGCTGGTGGCCGGGTGCGCGTCGAAGGACGATGTTCAGTGCCCACCGAGACCGAAACCGCCAGCACCAGCCGCGTGGGCAATGCTGCCACCGTCGAACTCTCTCCAGGTGCTGGACAAAACGTTCTCGATATCCGCGCCGGGATCATCAGCGACCAGGAAAAACTGAAGTATTTGCAGGAGTACGTTCGCACGCAGTGCAGATAAAAAAATCCCCGCAGGAGGGAAAAGGAGCTTACCTGCGGGGGAGTTTCAGAAATGCATAAACATGACAATGTCTCTGGGTCTGCGTACTACCACATCGCGTTTTTATCGTACTGATATAAGCCAGTTTTCGTACACCTCAAAAACGTAACCAGACGCTAAAAACTGGTACACCTCATGAAAATAACTCAATGGCTGAAAAGCCTCGTCCATACGGAGCAAAGAGAAATGCCGGATATGAAAGATATCGTCACCGACGACATGGTGAAAAACGCCCTCAAATCAGACGCCGTTACCATCGCAGTTAAAACGCAGATTAAATCCACTCTGGATCAGCAGATTGACGCCGCTGTCGATACCGCATTGACCGATATTCTCGGTAGTGATGCTGATAATACGGTTATGCAGTAGGTGAGATCAGGCATTACAACAGCCCTTCAGTGAGGGGCTACAATAATACTTTATTCGTATGAATCCGAAGGGTAATCTGAAGGCTCCAATTACCTAATGGATGGTTTATGATGGACAATTATTTTAAATCTAACGATAACCGAGTATCTGATTCTGAGTACCAGCGTTTAGTGGCTACCAAAGCTGCTCTTGAAATTATCAAGGCCGCCGTATCTGCCCCTACCAATGCGAAAAACGTGTCTTATGATTTGGAGGAGGCAATAAAATACCTTCCGCGGTTGACTGATGCTATTCAGGAAACGATTGGTAAATAACGTTTCATTTTAGTTTTATTATCTCACCTTAAATGTGAGTAAGATTAAGACAAAAGCTACCTACGGGTGGCTTTTTTAATAGCTATAGCATTAGGAACATAATCATGGCAAAACCAGACTGGGAGGCCATCGAGACAGCTTGGCAGTAAGGTAGCAGCGATAGAGTAGCTTCAACCAGTGAACGAGAAGACCAGCACACCGGTAAGGACTTTGGTACCGGCCCAGACTTACTGATGCCGCTCAACGGGATCAGTTCATCCTGAGAGAGCGAATAGAACTAGTGAAGAAGTAGTTGGCAGGATTACGTTACATAGAAATGAGCTATTTGCTGTGTGCTTCAATAAAATACTTAATAATTACTATATTATGATTGGTAGTTTAAGAGGATAGGATACCACCAATGCCAATCAGTCAAAACATATACAAATCAACAGTTAGAATAGAGTCTGATACACCAGATGGCGGATCTGTAGGTACAGGCTTTTGGTTTCTTTTTCCCATTCATGAAAATAGTGTAGTTCCCTTGCTTGTAACGAACAAGCATGTTGTAAGAAACGCGAAGCAAACTCGAATTAGGCTCAATGTTTCAAGCGAATCAGATAGTAGCTTACGATTTTTCGACGTTAACATCGAGCAGGGAGAGAGTGCATTTCTTATGCATCCAGATGCTTCTGTTGACATATGTGTATTTGTAGCGGCTCCTTTATTCAGTCAAATGGAGGCGCAAGGAATAAATCCCAACTTATTTTTCTTTAGTGAAAGAAATCTTCGGTCGGATCAATTTATTACCCCAATCGAAGAAGTGCATATGACGGGGTACCCTAACGGTTTATGGGATATGGTCAATAATCGCCCAATTACAAGAAGAGGAATAACCGCATCATCCGTGTTAGAGGATTGGCAAGGGAGGCCAGAATTTTTAATTGATATGGCATGTTTTGGTGGTTCAAGTGGATCGCCAGTTTATATTTTGAACTCAGGTATGTATCAAGTAGAGGATGGAATTGCTGCAGGGGAGCGATTTATATTACTTGGGTTGTTATACGCTGGACCAACGGTTAATGTTAATGGGAACATCGAGATTATAAATGTACCTACCGCAACTTCTGCCGTGGTTAAGACTACATTAGGGATGAATCTGGGAATGGTAATCAAGGCTGAAAAGCTTATAGATTTCAAACCATTACTAGGGTTGTAGTGACTCAGTCTCCGGGCAGTTTTTATTGCCATCGCAAAGGCCACCTACGGGTGGTTTTTTTATGGCTCTAATGATAGGAACATAATCATGGCAAAACCGGACTGGGAGGCCATCGAGACGGCATACCGGGCCGGAGTGATGTCCCTCCGTGAAATTGCGTCACATCATGGTATTAGTGAAGGTGCTATCCGCAAGCGCGCAAAGCGTGATGAATGGTCCCGTGATCTTAACGCCAGGATTCAGCAAAAGGCTGACGATCTGGTACGCAAACAGGAAGTACGCAAAACGGTACGCACCAAAGCTGAGCTTACAGAACGCGTACTGATAGAAGCCACAGCGGAGGTAATAGCCTCGGTACGCATGGAGCACCGGGGCGATATTCGCCGTGCTCGCGAACTCACAAATATACTTTTTGATGAACTTGGTGCGCAGTGTGCTGATGTTGGAGCTCTGGAGCGGTTGGGCGAAATCATGTTCGCTCCTGACGATAAAGGCCGTGACCGGCTCAATGAAACTTATCAAAAAGTCATCAGTCTGCCTTCCCGCGTGAAATCTCTGAAAGACCTGAGCGACAGCCTGAAAACGTTGATCGGCCTGGAGAGAGAAGCATGGAGTATAGGTGCTGCCAGTGAACCAGAAAAAACGCCTCTACCAGGAAAAAATACTGATCTGACAACTGATCAGGCAGCGGAATTGTACAAAAAAATGATGAGTTGATTATGCCTTTACCATTCCCCTTTGACTTCAAAAATCCTGATTATGTTCAGGTTTTCGAATGGCGAATGGAGCGTCTGCAACGTATCAGGAAGGCACCCGAAACTCTCCCTGCTCTCAGGCAGTTTTACCGTACAAACCCGGCGCAGTTCATCATCGACTGGGGCATGACTACTGACCCGCGCAATCTCGATTATGGTCTTCCGGTCACCATCCCTTTTTTGCTGTTTCCACGGCAGGAGGAATGGATCGACTGGATTATGGAGCGCTCGCGTAACCATGAGAATGGTCTGACTGAAAAAAGCCGCGAAATGGGGTTGAGCTGGACATCTGTCGGTCTGGCCAGTGCGTTATGTCTGTTTAACCGTGAAATGGTTATAGGGTTTGGCTCCCGTAAAGAGGAGTATGTCGACAGCACGGTTGATCCAAAAGCGCTGTTCTGGAAAGTACGCAAATTTATAGCAACTCTTCCTGCCGAGTTTCGGGGAGGCTGGGACGAGAGAAAGCATTCACGTTTTATGAGCGTGGAGTTTCCTGACACTGGCGCGGTAATTAAAGGAGAAGCTGGCGATAATATCGGGCGCGGTGACCGTACTACGCTTTATTTTGTGGATGAGGCCGCCTTTCTCCAGCGGCCATTACTTATTGATGCCGCGCTTTCCCAGACAACTCGTTGCCGTATCGATCTCTCATCGGTTAACGGCATGAACAACCCCTTTGCGCAGAAGCGGCACAGCGGAAAAATTCCTGTGTTTACGTTTCACTGGCGTAGCGACCCGCGTAAGGATGATGAGTGGTATCGCAAGGAGTGCGAGAAAATTGATAACCCGATCATCGTTGCCCAGGAGCTGGATCTTAATTACCAGGCATCGGCAGAAGGTATTCTGATCCCATCAGAATGGGTACAGGCTGCGGTTGACGCACATATCAAACTGGGGATTCAGCCCAGCGGTCAACGGCTCGGTGCAATGGATGTCGCCGACGAGGGGCGGGATAAAAACGCCTGTTCCCTTCGTTACGGCTTCCTGCTGAATGATGTCCAGGAATGGTCGGGTAAGGGTAGTGACATCTATGACTCCGTGGTTAAGGTCTTCGGCCTGTGCGATGACTTTGGCGCCGATGAGTTCCGCTTTGACGAGGACGGGTTAGGCGCTGGCGTTCGTGGTGATGCACGCGCTATCAACGAACTGCGGGAAGCTGAGGGTACAGATCAAATTACTGCCACACCATTCCGGGGAAGTGGAAGCGTTTTTTATCCTGAAAATGAAGCTGTTCCCGGTGATAACGGCAAACCGGCACGTCTGAATAAGGACTTTTTCGCCAATGCCAAAGCTCAGGGCTGGTGGCATCTTCGCAAATTATTCCGCAATACATTTCGTGCGCTAAAGGGCATGGAGTATGACCCGGATGAGATTATTTCCATCAGCAGCACGATGGAAAATAAAGACAGGCTTTTGATGGAACTGTCACAACCCACCTGGTCGAAAAATGCCGTCGGAAAAATTCTTGTTGATAAGCAACCTGACGGGACGAAATCTCCTAACCTGGCAGACTCAGTGATGATTGCTTATGCCCCGATGGAAATGCCCGTCGTAATTTCTGATGATTTTATGGAGTGGATTTGATGTGGCTTTTTAAACGTAAAAAAACGGTGACACCGCCAGAAAGTCCGCCTGAACCACATCCGATGACGATCAGCGATGAGGTGGTTGCTGAGGCCGGACAAAAACCGCAGCGTGAATTTGTTCGCTATGAGCCACCGCCGGGAGTCATTCCCGAAGACATACGCAATGCTGTACTGGCAATGGACTCGACTCCCTACGATACACTGAACAGCCAGTATCCTGATTTTGTGTACGGAGGATTTCCGGGCTATCCGTATCTGGCACTTCAGGCGCAGTTACCAGAGTACCGGCGCATGGTCAGTGTGATTGCCGAGGAGATGACCCGCAAATGGATAAAGGTTAAGGCGGTCGGGGAAGGGGACGACAGCCGCGCGCCGCGCATAGCGCAGCTTACTGATGCACTGGAGCGCTATAACGTACGGGATGCCTTCAGACTGGCGGTTGAGCACGACGGCTTTTTCGGGCGGGGGCAAATTTATATCGATGTGCGTTCGCCATCGGGTATGTCGGCCTGGACTGACCCGGCGGAGCTGGAGTCCAGGCTGTTTATTTCAGACAAAAAAATCCCGAAAGGTTCTCTGCTGGGGCTTCGTGTTATTGAACCCGTCTGGACGTATCCGGGTATGTATAACGCGGATAATCCGCTGAGTGATGATTTTTACCGTCCGTCCGAATGGTACGTAATGGGAAAAACGGTTCACGCCAGCCGCATGATTGATCTGATTTCCCGCCCGGTTCCGGACATGCTGAAGCCGGCCTATAACTTTGGCGGCCTGTCACTGGTTCAGATTGCCGAACCTTACGTCAACAACTGGCTGCGTACACGCGACAGCGTGGGCGATATGCTGCATTCGTTTTCGCTGAGCGGGATCATGACGGACATGAGCCAGGCGTTAACGGGGAAAAGGGACTCGAATTACGCAAAACGCGCGGAGCTGTTTAACCGTACCCGTGATAACCGCGGGTTGTTGATGCTGGATAAGCAGAAAGAAGAGTTTTTCCAGTTCAACACCCCTCTGAGCGGCCTCGACACCCTTCAGGCGCAGGCACAGGAACACATGTTCTTTGTCAGTGCCATACCATCAGTAAAATTCGCCGGATTGAGTCCTACGGGACTGAACGCATCGAGTGAGGGTGAAATCCGTGTGTTTTACGACACCATCGCTGCACTTGCCACTCGTCTTCTGAAGAAACCGCTGAAAAAGGTACTGGATATTATTCAGTTGTCTGAGTTCGGCGATATCGATCCTGATATCACTTTTGAATTTGAACCCCTGCATGAACTGACGCGCGAGCAACTGGCGAATATCCGTAAAACTGAAGCGGAAACAGATCAGATTTACGAGAGCGCCGGAGCGGTGACCAATAACGAGGTACGCGAACGGCTGGCTACTGCGCCGGACAGCCCGTACAGCGGTATTGACCTGAGCGGAGAAATCGAAATTGACGACACCGAAGAAAATCCGCCGCAGGACCCGAACGCAGACCCTGAGACGGATTTCACCCAACGCGGGGATTGAGGCCTGGTACCGCAGACAACTGGATAATGCCGTCAGTGAGATGCACAACAGCGTACTTTACTGGCTGCGGGCTGAGTACCGTAAAACAGACCTCGCGCAGGATGCGTCCCCCGTTAACCTGATGCGTGGTGCCATGCAGCAACTTGCCAGGCGCTGGCAGAAAAAGTTTGACGAAATGGCCCTGCGGCTGGCGAGGCGGTTTGCCGGTGATGTCCTGAAAAACAGCGATGCGTCATTGTCCACTGCGCTCCGTGATGCCGGGTTTACGGTTCCTTTCCGTATGACAGCGGAGATGAACACCGCACTTCAGGCCAGCATCACGGAGAATGTGAACCTCATTCGCTCCATCCCGCAGCAACATCTCACCCAGGTGGAAACACTGGTCATGCAGTCTGTTGGCCGGGGGCGTGACCTGAAAACTCTGACCGATGAACTGGAAAAACGCTACGGCATCACACGACGGCGCGCGGCGCTGATTGCCCGCGACCAGAACAATAAAGCGACCTCGGTAATGCAGTCGGCCAGACAACGCTCGGTGGGCATCACTGAAGGTATATGGCGGCATTCCCGCGCGGGTAAAACATGGCGCCCGTCGCATGTGAAGGCGAACGGTAAACGGTTTGATCTGCGAAAGGGGATGTTTCTGGATGGTAAGTGGGTACTGCCGGGCGAAGAAATCAACTGCAAGTGCGGCTGGGAGGCCGTTATTCCCGGACTGGAGAAAAGATGATTATTACCGAAATGCTGGCGTTTGACCGGGCATCGGTAAGGCAGTTCGATAAAGTAGGTCGCCTCCAGATTGAGCGCAGTAATCTCAGCAAGGCGAACGTCTGCGGTTATTTCGGGCATGAAATACCGGGGGCGGAAGCGCTGGGACTCGACCCTCAAAAACTTTATCAGCTTTACCGTGACCCCGATGAACTGCGCAAGGCAGTTTCAACCTTCAACAATATTCCCGTCCTGTGCCGACACAAACCCGATTATCCGGGCGCGCCCGCGCGCGAGTACCGGGTGGGGACGACTCATGCCAACAGCGAGTTTGACGGTACCTATCTGGTTAACGGCATGTCCATCTGGGACAACTCCGCCATCGCGGGGATAGAAACGGATGAACAACGGGAAATCTCATCGTCATATGCCTATGTGGCAGATATGACGCCGGGAACCACCCCCGACGGTGAACCGTATGACGGCGTTATGCGGAATATCGTGGGAAATCATGTGGCGCTGGTCGGCGATGGCCGGGCGGGGCCGGACTGTCTTGTTATGGACTCTCTCCCTCAGGAGCTAAAACGCATGAAACTGAGTAAAAAAGAAGTGGCGGTGCTTACCGCGCTGGGAACCTATCTTGCGCCGCGTCTGGCACAGGATGCGGCTCCCAGGGATTTGTTACGCCTGATGGCGCAGCATAAGCGCCCGGCAGCTATCGCCAGCGCGGTAAAAACTGCCTACAGCGAACGGCTGGCACAGGATATGGATATTGAACCGGCGGAGCTGGCGCAACTGATGGAATCAGCAGAAGCCGTGCCGGAGCTGGCCGGGGATGATGATACCGGGTCAACTGACGAGCCGAAGGCATTTGATACCGACAGCCCGATGGAAAGTGTACTGGCGTTGCTGTCCGGCAAAGTTCCTGATGATGTGCTGGAAAAAATTAAATCCGCACTGGCTCCGGCAACTGACGAAGACCCCGAAATAAAAGAGGCTAATGTGAAACCCGACGATGTGAAAGTCGATAAACCCGCGATGGATGCGGCAATCCGGCTGGCAACTGACCAGGCAACGAAACGGGCTGCTGAAAATTTCCGCGCCGTTCGTGTGGCTGAAACCGAAGTGCGACCGCTGATTGGCGATGTGGTGGCGATGGACTGCGCCGAAGAAGTTTACCGTACTGCGCTGGAGCAGACGGGGATCGATATCCAGGGCATTCACCCCAGCGCGTACCGCAGCATGGTGAAGTTTGCCGTTGAGCAGAAACAGACGGCTAAAGGTCCGCGTGTTGCGATGGACCAGGCCAGCGCATCGACGTTTGCGGCAGATTTCCCCGGTGCAAAACTGAAACGAGGTTACTGATATGAATACTTTTCAGACACATATGAACCAGTACCCGGCACCGGGGATTCCGGGGGCATTTGCCAGTGATAACCCTCACGCCTCGTATGTGGCGGGAGAGGGCGCGCTGATTACCGGCCCTGACGGACTGGTCATTGCCCGGTTTGCCTGGGTAACCAAAGGCGTTGCCTCCAATAAGGGAACCGGTGCGCCGGCGGGTTTTGTTCCGCGCGACGGGCAGGCTTCCATCGTGGAATGGCTGGCCGGCGACTCGAACACTATTTACCCGGGACGTGAATGTACCCTGATGGTATCGGGGGATTTCTGGGCGCTGACCACCACTGCCGCGACAGTCGGGCAGAAAGTTTTTGCCTCCCTGACCACGGGCGAAATCGCCACGGGGGCAGCAGGTGCCACGATGGCGGGGTTTGTCGAAACCGGGTTTACCGTTGCGCAGGCCGCATCGGCGAACGAAGTCATCAAAATCAGTACCTGGAGCAGATAATGAATAAATTTAAACAGCATTACGCAACGGCAAGCCGCGATTACGGGATCATTCTTCCCGGTGCGCAGGCGTATCTGCCACCGGAATACGCCGCCGATTACGGACTGGCTATGGACGCACAGCCTGCACTGGTCACTACGGCTAACAGCGGTATCCCTGCATATTTCACCAATTACGTTGAGCCAGAACTGATCCGCGTGCTGGTGACACCGATGAAAGCCGCTCAGATTCTGGGCGAAACCAAAAAAGGTGACTGGACGACACTGTCGGCACAGTTCCCGATTGCAGAATCTGTCGGGGAGGTGAGCTCCTACGGGGATTACAGCAACAACGGGGTGGTAAGCGCAAACGTCAACTGGGTACCGCGTCAAAGTTACCATTTTCAGACATTTACCGTATGGGGAGAACGTGAGCTGGAGATGTACGGCGCAGCCCGTATTGGCTGGGCGGCTGAGCTGAACGTGGCGTCGGCACTGACGCTGAATAAGTTCCAGAATAAGTCCTATTTCTATGGTATTGCCGGACTGGCGAACTACGGTTTGCTGAATGACCCGTCGTTATCCGCACCGATAACCCCGGATACCGTGGACGGTAAGCTGAAGTGGGACGACAAGGACGGACAAGGCGTGTATGACGATGTCGTGAAGCTCTTTAAACAACTGGTGAAACAGACTAACGGCCATATTGAGCGTACCGACAAAATGAAGCTGTGCATGTCGCCGCTGGCGGAGGTGAACCTCACCAAGACCAACCAGTACAAGGTTAACGTGTCCGATCTGCTGGCGAAAAACTTCCCGGCGATGACCATTGAGACGGCGGTGGAATATACCTCTGACGCTGGCGAGCTGGTACAGCTTATCGCGGAGCGTCTGGGGGAACAGGATACAGGCTATTGCTCTTTCACTGAAAAAATGCGCGCCCATGCGGTAGTGACTGAATCATCTGCCTGGAAACAAAAAAAATCTGCCGGTACCTGGGGGGCGATTATTCGCCAGCCGCTGGCGTATGCACAAATGCTGGGGGTGTGAGTCATGGCTGAAATGGTAACAGTGGGCTGCAAATTGCCGAACGGTCTGATGCTGGAAGTGGGACCGAAACAGGTACAGGTAGCAGGCTGGCGGAATAACGCCGTTAAAATCGTTGGGGGTTATGGCCTGACGCAGGTTGAAAAGGCGTTCTGGGAAGCCTGGCTGGCGGAGCACGGCCAGCAACCATATGTGAAAAACGGCGTTATTTTTGCGCAGGATAAGGCGAACAGCGCTGCCGCGCAGGCTACGGAGCAGGAAACCGTGAAATCCGGCCTTGAACCGCTGCCGCAGAAAAATCCGGCTCCGGGCATTAACCGCGATGATGAAGTGATGGACAAACCTCAGGAGTAAAACGGTATGGGTAAGGTAACGTTTGACTGGCAGGCATTTTCGGCCCTTTACCCGGAGTTTTCCGCTGTTGGTCAGGTTTCCGCAGCCGCCATGTTTGGTAAAGCGACCACGTTATACCTGGATAATACGGACGACAGTCCGGTTACCGACCTGAACGAGCGGGAACAGCTTTTGTTCCTGCTGGTTGCGCATCTGTGCTCGTTGCGGGGACTGGGGAGCGGGAAAGATGGACAGGCCGGACTGGTGGGACGTATCACCAGTGCGTCGCAGGGTTCAGTTTCCGTCTCCGTGGACAATAGCGGCAGTAACGATGCGTCGTGGTGGTATCTCCAGACACCTTACGGCGCTGATTACTGGCAGGCGACGGCGCCGTACCGTTCAATGGAGTATGTACCGGGCGGTTCACCTTCGCGTTATCCGGGGCATTATTACCGGGGATACGGGAGGGGGCGTCGATGGTAAACAAAGTTACGGGCGGCAGACAGTTCCGGCAGAAGCTGAAACAGGCCGCATATAACCTTAAATCGGGCAAAAGCCTCAAAGTGGGTTTTCTTGAAGGGGCAACCTACCCCGACGGTACGCCGGTGGCGTATATCGCCGCCATTAACGAGTTTGGCGGTAGTGCGATTATACCCGCTCGCGAGCAGACGCTTCACTTTCGCTATAACGAAAAAACGGGAGAAATCGGGCACCGCTTTGTCAAAGCCGGTAAGGGTAATTTTGCTCAGGATGTGGTTATTCCTGAGCACACGGTCACCATTCCACCCCGTCCTTTCTTCCGTAAGATGATCGAGCATAAAAGCCCCGAATGGGGCGAAAAAATGGCGACGCTTTTACGGGCGAATGATTTTGATACCGCGACCGCGCTGGTGTACATGGGGGAGCATATCAAAGGGCAGTTGCAGATGTTTATTCGCGACTGGAAAAAGCCACCCAACGCCGCATCCACTGTCCGACAAAAGGGCTTTAACAACCCGCTTATTGAAACCGGTCATATGGTGAACAGTGTCGATTATTCTGCTGACGGGGCCAAAAAATGAACCTCCACGGTATTGTTTCCGGCGCGGTACGCCGGGTAAATCCTTATACGGACGCGCTGGTTTATCGCTCGCGCGGGAGTACACAGCAGGCGGACTATTCCCGCGTGCCTGAGTATGATGATCCGGTTCCCGTCAGGGTACAAAAACAGGCCGTCACCCAGGCGGATTTACGTCATCTCGACAATCTGAACCAGCAGGGTGTTTTCGCCACACTGTATACCGACGGTAACTGGTGCGGGCTTAACCGTACCCGGCAACAGGGTGGCGATAAATTTGTCATTGGAGATGAAACGTGGCTGGTGGTTGAGGTACCGGAAATCTGGCCGGACTGGACGAGGGTTATTGTATGTCTTCAGGTGTGACCCTCTCCGTTACGGAAAGCGATCTTTATCAGGCCCTCGGTGATTATCTCCGGGGGCTTTTTTCTGATGCCGGGATTGAACGAACACAGCAGAACCGGGTCCCGATGCCTCAGGGGGACTTCATCACCATGACAGGTATTGATGTTACCGGATTATCCACTGCGGTAGTGACATACTCTGCGCCGGAACAGGCCGGTGAAGGCTCTCAGCATATCACCCGTACCACAAAATGGCGTTGCCAGCTTGATTTCTACGGGCCTCATGCGGCGGATAACGCGCAGGCGCTGGCAACGCTTTTCCGGTCTGAATTTTCCGTGCAGCTTTTCCGGCAGACAGGTGGGCTGATTTCCCCGCTGTATTGCTCAGATCCCCTTAATACCACGTTCGTCAACGGCCAGCAGCAGTATGAACCGCGCCGGACGCTTGATATTCAGATGCAGATTAACCCTGTGGTCACAACACCCCTGATGTTTTTTGACAACGTGATCACCCGGACAACGGAGGCTGATAATGCCAATCCCACTCAGTAAAGATGTACAGATAAATCCCGGTGTGCTGGCTGTGGCGGGTAATGCCGTCGATCTTAATGGCCTGTTGCTGACCGGAAATCCACTACTCCCGGTCGGCGGTGTGGTTCCGTTTTCCTCCCCGGATGATGTGGCCGCGTATTTTGGTGCATTATCCGATGAGTACGCACGCGCGCAGCTTTATTTTCAGGGCTTCAAAAATGCCACTAAAACGCCGGGACAATTGTTGTTTTCCCGTTTCAATCTTGCCGCATCGGCGGCCTGGTTACGTAGTGGTTCGTTTAAGGGCGTGACTATTGAACAGCTACAAAAACTTTCCGGTACGCTGACGCTGAGTATTAACGGGAAAAGCGCCAGCGCTGAGGTGAATTTTAACGGTGTCACCAGCTTCGCTGCTGCTGCAACGGCACTACAGACAGCGCTGACCGCGGCGGTGGCAACAGTGGTATTCGATACCACACAGAATGCTTTCGTCATTACTGCCGCCGGGGCGAAACCGGAGAGCACCACGATAACGTTCGGCAGTGGATCGGCTGCGGAACCCCTGAAGATGACCAGTAATACGGGCGCGGTGATATCCCAGGGCGCGCCTGTATCTGATGTACCTGACACGATGGTAGCCATTAAGGACGCTTCCCAGCAATGGGCGGGATTTTCCACAGTATCTGAAGTCACTGACGAGCAACACCTGGCGTTTTCTGCCTGGGCAAACGGGCAGGGCAAGCGTTACTTTTATGTGGCATGGACAACCAGTGGTAAGGCCAAAGTAAAAGGGGATACCAGTCATATCGCATACCAGATAATCACCGTCAATAACTACAGTGCTGTTGTACCGGTTTTCGCGTCTGATGGTAACCGGGCGGCTGCGGTACTGGGGTATGCGGCGTGCCTTGATTTTGTCCGACCAGAGGGGCGCATGCCGTTCAAGTTCCGCGAGTATGAAGGTCTGGCCGCTGATGTTACCAGTGGCAGCGATTACGATGCACTGATAGCCGCAGGTTACAACTTCTATGGGAAATATGCGGAAAACAGTGTGGTGGAAGATTACTGGGCGGATGGCACTATTACCGGCGATTTTAAATGGCTGGACAGCTTCTGCGGGCAAATCTGGCTGAATGCCAATTTGCAGGGAGCTGTGATCTCGTTATTCAAGTCAAACCAGACTATCCCCTACAACAATGAAGGGCGGGCACTGGTTGCGGCATCAATGAGTGACGTTATCCAGCAGTACAAACGCTGGGGCGGTATCCGTGAAGGGGTGACACTGACGGAGGCGCAGAAGAAGCAGATCAACAATGTTGTGGGGGAGGATGTTTCTTCAACGTTGTTTGCCACCGGCTACTACCTGTATATCGGCGATATGCTGCCTTCTCTGCGGGCAACACGTAGCAGCCCGTCCTGTACGCTCTGGTACTGTGACGGCGGCAGTATCCAGAAACTTGTTATTGCATCCACGGAGGTCCAGTAAATGTCAGGTAATAACAACACCATCACTGCGGCTGATGCCATTATCACGCTGACAGTGAATAACCTGTATCCCTCCGGCGTACAACTTCAGGGATTTGCCGCAGATAACGTTTATGGCACCGATCCGCTGGTACTGGCGGAAACCGTCCGCGGTATTGACGGTAAACTGTCTGCGGGATTTGTGTACAGCAACATTATCCAGACGTTTCACATCATGCCGGACTCACCCAGCCGGGATATTTTTGATACCTGGTCAACCACATCCCGGACCAGCCGGGCTGTATTCCGTTGTAATGCTGTCGTGCTGCTTCCGGCGATAGGCCGTAAATATACCTGCGTAAATGGCGTACTCAAACAATGGAAAGCGCTGCCTGACGCGGCGCGTACATTGCAGCCAGGACAGGCGGTTATCGAGTGGGAAACTATCACTCCGGAGGTTTTTAACTGATGGCCCGTAAAGAGAAATTTATCACTATTGATGGTCAGGGGCGGGATAACGGCAAGGTATTTCACCTTACCGAAATGTCTGCCTCGCAGGCGGAATGGTGGGCGATGCGCGCCATTATGGCGATGGGGCGTGGCGGCGTGGAGTTACCGGATGATGTTCGCAGTATGGGGATGGCTGCGCTGGCGCTGGAAGGGCTGAAAGCGTTGTCAAAAATCCCGCCGGAAGAAGCCCGTCCACTGCTGGATGAAATGATGGAATGTATACAGTTTGTTCCCGATCCGAAAAATCGTGGTATACGGCGACCTCTTATTGAAGACGATATAGAGGAAATCACCACCAGGCTTAATTTACGTGCGGAGGTATTCAGACTGCATGTGGATTTTTTCAGTCCCGCCGCCAGCTAGATATTCCCCCGCGTTATCTCGGCCCCGACAGACCGTTCGGGGTGGTGGATTACGTTAACGTTCCCCGCACCATTGCGACCGTTATCTCCTCCGGTAAGGCTTCAAAAGTCGAACTGGATTCCGTACTTGGTGTGCAGGACTTATGGGATCTGCTTGAGATTATTCAGGTGGACGCCCATAACGAACGTGTGATGCAGGAGACACAGAATGGCAGCGGTACTTGATGAGCTGGTTCTGGCACTGGATATAGAAAGTAAGGACTTTACCGCCGGGGAACAGGCTGCGCACGCTGCACTGGACCGACTGACCGCCGCAATGGAGCGGGTGGCGGATGTTTTCGAACTGGGGCAAAAACAGGCCAGTAATGCCCTGGCGAAAACAGGCAGTGATGCGGATAAAGCTGCACGTGAGACGGAAGCCGCCGGTGAGCGCACGGGTAAGGCCCTGAAGAAAACAGGCTCTGACGCTGATAAAACTGCCGCGGGTATGGAACAGGCGGGGAAGCGAACCGGTGATGCCATCGCGAATACCGGCAAAAAGGCCGAAAAAACCGCTAAGAGGATGGAGGCAGCAGGCAAACGGGCATCAACGTTTTTTTCCGGCATACGTACTCAGATACTGGCGCTGGCAGGCGTCACCCTGACACTGGGGGGAATTAAAAGCCTGGTCACGGGGTTTGCCGGTGATCTTAACCGGCTGTCAATTTCCTCCGATGCCTTTGGCATGAAAGCGAAACATCTGGACGGCTGGATACGCGCAGGGCAGGCGAATGGCGCTGACGCTGGCGAGATCACCGGGGCGTTTTCCCGGATTACGGATGCAAAAGCCGCGTTCAAAGCCGGAAAGTCCTTTGATCCTGTATTGCAGGATTTGTTTCAGGTTGCAGCCCGTGCGGGTGTCAGTGTTGATTTAAATACCGACAGTACCGAAGTCATCATGCGCAAGCTGGCGTCTGCCTTTCCGCGACTGACAAAGTCAGAACAGACAGCCTACGGTAATGCGCTGGGGTTCAGTTATGCCGGGCAGCAGTTTCTTGGCTCAGGCCATGCTCTTCAGGATGTGGATGACTTTACATCCCGTTCGCAGGTCTCCGACGATAAAATCCGGAAAGCCCGCAAATTGCGGGAAGCCCTTGCAGAACTGGACCAGGTATGGACAACAATTGGTCTGACTATAGGTACGGCACTGATGCCGTATGCCACGGAATTCAGCAAATGGCTGGAGAAACTCGGTGACTGGATGCAGCAACATCCGGAGGAAGTGAACAAGTTTATCACCACATTTCTGAATAAAGTTGAGTCAGTGGCCTCCTGGGTGAATAAGGCTGCCGGAGAAATGGGGGGCTGGCAGAATGTCATTATTACGCTGATCGGGCTGAAAGTGGCGTCATGGGTACTGGGGCTGACTAAGGCCCTCAACGGTCCCGGCGGCCTTCTTTTTGCGATAACGGCGCTTTACCCGGTTGTTGACGGGTTAATGACATCCATCGTTGGCAGGAAGAATAAGGACTGGCTGGATTCGCATGGTTTTTTCTGGGCTTCAGACGGAACTTTCTTTTTCAATAAGAAAGAGATGGAGGAATACCAGGCAAAACTGGATGCCGGAGAAAAGCCAGGCAACATCACCCATGCACAATCACCTACAGTATGGCAGCAGGGAATGCTGGATACTCAGGCTTCTCTGGCAACCGGGAGGGGAGCAGCCTCCGGGGCATCCTGGCTACGGGGTATGCGTGCGACGCAGGAAAAACTCGGTAATGCCATGCAAAACCGCCCGCGTCCGACGAAGGCCGGGGAGGCTCTGTTAGGCTGGCTGCAACCGAAACTGTCCCAACTGGAGGCAAAATATAACCTGCCGACCGGACTGCTGCGCAGTGTTGCGATCACCGAATCCGGTGGTAATCAGTTTGCCGTCTCACGCGCTGGTGCGATGGGACTGTTTCAGTTCATGCCGCAGACGGCTAAGGAATTTGGTCTGAGGGGAAACGATGCCTTTGATCCTGCAAAATCCGCTGATGCCGCCGCGAGAAAACTTGGTGGCCTGCTGCGGTTTTTTCATGGCGATCTGGCTAAGGCTTTGGCGGCATACAACTGGGGTGAGGGAAATGTTCAGCGTAAGGGGCTGGCTGCTGCTCCGGAGGAGACCCGTAACTATATTCCCCGCGTTCTGGCGAATCTGCCCCATCCAGGGGCGGCAATGGCCGTACAGTCGCGTCATCCGGCGCCTGTATCTCAGTCCACCGTAACGGAAACCACGCATATCGGGACGCTGAATGTCACTACAACCTCGGACAATGTGAAGGGCATTACCGATGATGCGCGTAGGCGTATCAGGAATTCGGCGCTTGTTTCAGTTTATTCCAGCGGGGTAACAGGATGAGTTTCTCTTTCGATAATCTTTCCCTGAATAACTTTTCGCTCAATGAAAGTAACGTACTGAGTGCCGTTCGTGGCGGCGGTGTCCTGGGACTCATTAACAGTGTACTGGCACCGTCATTCGGTATTTATTACGCATGGAATGATCCGGCAGGTGTTCACCTGAAGGGCGGGAGGCCTTTCTCCCCGGATTCTTTTGTTGTCGTTGAGGTGGGAGCGGAGGCTTCTGTTTCCACTGCCCCCGTCGAACAGGGAGCCTATACCACCTTTAATAAAATCCAGCGACCGCCGGAACTGCATGTGACTTTCACTGTAGAGGGGTGGACGGCATTTTCCGGGGCCGTCCCGAACCTGACAAATTTTTCCACCACCTCGCGATCGAATGTGCTGGAAACGCTTGAAATAATGCGTACCACAGCAGGACTTTACGATATTGAGACGCCGGACAAGACATGGACATCCTACGACCTGGTGAAATACGACTACCGAACGCGAAGTAATAATGGACCGACATTACTGACGGTCAGCGCAGTATTCCAGGCGGTAATGATTACAGGAGAGGTGTCAGTGGGAAGTACGGATAACCAGTCTCCCACGGACAACGATAAAGCAAAAGGGGCTGCATCGGTTAAAACTCAGCCAGTTACGGCGTCGGTGACACAACCGTCAGACGCTGACAGACGGAGCGTCACGAACAGGGGGATCACCTGATGCTGGAAATTGTTTTATCTCCCGTCAAAGCCCAGCAGTTTACGGTGACACTGGGTGCTCAGGTCTGCACCATTCGCCTGAATCAGCGTACTACGGGGATGTATATCGATATTACCGTTAACGGTGAACCGTGCCTGTATGGCGTGTTGTGCCTGAACAATAACCGGATTGTCCGGTACGGATACCTGCCGTTTCAGGGCGATCTGTTTTTTTCCGACACGGAGGGGAACCACGATCCCGACTGGCGGGGGCTTGGTTCACGGTACCGGCTCTACTGGCTGTCGCCTGAGGAGCTGACATGAGCTATGTACAGCGTGACATTACCGTGGAGTTCACCCTGTCAGACGGGCGGACGTTCGACAATGGTAAGGGCAATATTCTGACTGTTTCAGGAGCTAAATGTTTTGCCACTGTCACGGTATATGGCGGAACTGCCGGAACGCAGATAACCCTGTATATCTGGGGGCTGTCTCCGGCGCATATGGCCGACCTGAGTTATCGGGGCGTGTGGCGACCCGCTCAAAGTACGGCCAATGAAATGCGGGTACGGGCTGGTGGTCGGCTTATTTTCGAGGGAGATATTACCGATGCGTATGCGGACTACAACCAGGCGCCGGATATACCCCTTATTCTGACCGGGCAGGTTAGTTTCAACCTGCGTAATCAGACAGCGGCCGATTTCAGTGCGAAAGGTGATGTGCCTGTTGCAGATATCATCCGTGCTCTGGCGTCATCTGCCGGGCTGAAATTTGAAAATCAGGGCGTCAGTCGCAGCCTGTCGAATCCACACTTTTCCGGAAACCTTGTACAACAAATGCTGGATGCCGCTTCAGCCGCCGATATTAACATCGATCTGGGGGACGCGGAGAAAGTCACCATCTGGCCGAAGGACAAAGCCCTGGATATTCCGGCTGTGCATATTTCGCCGGACCACGGGCTTATTGGATATCCGGTCTATACCATGACCGGCCTCAGCGCCACCACGACATTCTGCCCTGATCTTTTCATTGGTCGGCGGGTCCATCTGGAATCGTCACTACCTAACGTGACAGGCGATTACCAGTTAACCGGAGTGATACACACCATTACCTCGCGAACCGTGGGCGGTCCGTGGAGCTCCAACTGTACCATGACAAGGCTTAACGATAATGGCACAACCACTCAGTAATCCGACGGACGTAAACAGCGAAATGAATGCGCAGGACTTTATGCTGCGGCAGTTTCTCGGGAAACACGTATTTATCACTCTGGGGCAGGTAGTGGCGGTGGAGGGGGAGTTTATTGATGTCCGACCGATGGTAATGGGCGTTGCAGCAGACGGTTCCCCGGTTGAGCATGAGGTGATTTATAACCTTCCCGTATGGCGGCTACAGGGGGGCAGCAATGCGGTGATTATGCCGCCACATGTGGGCGATATTGGTTTCCTCGGCATCTGCGACCGGGATATCAGTGCGGTAAAAGCCACGCGTCAGGCCGCGATGCCGGGATCAAAACGCACTCATAACTACGCCGATGCCATCTGGCTTGGTGGTGTGCTTAACGGTGCGCCCGTACAGTTCGTGGAATTTGCTGACAACCAGATACGGGTTATTTCCCCCTGGAAAGTGGAGATTTCTGCGCCGGAAGGCATCGTGAACGCCTCGAAAAGTTTCACTGTTAACTCTCCAAAAATCGCGCTTAACGGGGATGCTGCCGTCAGCCAGGGACTTAATGTTACCGGACAGTCTGAACTTTCCGGTGGCGCGCAGATTGGCGGTATTGATTTTGGATACCATGTTCACAGTGGTGTTAAGTCCGGCGGTTCGACCACGCAGGGACCGCAGTAAACAGGAGAAAATATGCAGTCACGATCGCTTCTTCTCGACACCGGGACATGGGACATCCTGCTGGATGATACCGGTAATCTTGCCATTACTGATAATCCCCATGCGGTAGCCCAGGATGTGGCGTGTGCGTGCAGTACCTTTCTGGGGGAGTGCTGGTACGACTCAACGTCCGGCATACCTTACTGGTCACGCATCCTCGGACACTGGCCCGGCACGCAACTGGTGAATGCCACCCTGCAACAGGAAGCACTTAAACTGCCGACCGTGAGCGCCGCAATTTGCCAGGTCACTGTTGATAAAGCCCGGACAGTAACGGGAGTGCTGCGTATTACAGATACCAATAACGACATTTTTACGGTACTGCTATGAGTGAAAATAAATCTTTTTCTACCGCAGTACCCGCTGTACGTATTACAGACAGCGGGCTGAACGTGCCGGATGAAGCGGATATTCTGAGCGGCAGGCTCAGCGATTTTTCTGGTGCGCTGGGCGGCGCAATGAGTACCAGTCTGAGCAGTCCGCAGGGGCAGCTTGCATCAAGCGAAAGTGCCATTATCGCGGATAAAAACGATCAGTTGCTGTATATCGTTAACCAGGTAAACCCTGACTTCTCCAGTGGACGCTTTCAGGATGCAATAGGAAAGATTTATTTCCTGGAACGACGCGGGGCTACAGGTACGACAGTAACGGCAACCTGTACCGGGCTGGTTGGTACGCTGATTCCGGCGGGCAGTATGGCGCAGGATGAGGCCGGCTATAAGTACGTCAGTCTGTCAGACGCCACAATCGGCGCATCAGGGCAGGTTGATGTGGTATTCCTGAATTTGTCCACCGGGCCTGTCGGCTGTCCGGCGGGAACTCTGAATAAAATTTATAAGGCAATACCCGGCTGGTCAGGTGTCACTAACGCCAGTGCAGGTGTACCGGGCAGCGACGAGGAAACCCGCGCGGACTTTGAAAATCGTCGGCGTAATTCAGTTGCCCGTAATGCCCGTAATATTCTGGAAGCCATCCGGGGTGAAATACTCTCTACGGTAGAAAACGTGGTGGATGTTTACGTCACCCATAATCCGAAAAAAACGGAACAAAAAGCCGGGGTCAGTCAGTATCCGTTAACACCCGGTTCGTTTTATGTTGGCGTGTACGGCGGCAGTCCGGCAGATATCGCGGCGGCCATCTGGCGTAAGGCTCCGCCGGGTATTGATATGAACGGCGACACAACGTTCACCGTTGCGGATAAGGAGTACGATCCGCCGTATCCTGAATACGTGATCACCTGGCAGACACTCAAACCTGTCAGTCTGCATGTCAGTGTGACGCTGAAAAAAAGTGACTATCTGCCCTCAGATATTACCCAACAGGTACAGCAATCTGTGTTGTCCGCGTTTAACGGTACAGATGGTGGTCTGCGGGCAAGGGTAGCCTCTGTTGTCTCCGCAGGGCGCTACTATGCCGGCGTTTACAAAACCGATCCGGAAAATATCGATATTCTGGGCCTTACTGTGAGTCGTGACGGCTCGTCATGGACAACTGCTGTCACTTTCGGGATAGATGAGATTCCGGTTCTGGATGTGTCGAATATCGGTGTGAAACTACAGGAGGCGTAACGTGCAGAATGTGGCTGCAACCGTGCTTGCACAGTATGCCGCCAGCCCCCGACTCAATGCCCTCATTAACAGCTTTAACGCAGCGCTTTCCCCCGACAGTTTTATCAATGATTTTTATGACCTTATCTGGAACATCGATACTGCAGAAAAGTACGGTCTTGATGTCTGGGGAAAGATTGTGGGCGTCAGTCGCCGGCTGACGGTAAAGGACGATTTTAATTACCTGGGTTTCAGCGAGGCCCGGATGGACAACCCGGTAATGGATGACCCGCGTCCGTTTAATCAGGCACCGTTTTACAGCGGAAAAGCGGTTACCCGGACCGTTGACCTGTCTGATGAGATATACCGGCGGCTGATACTGATGAAAGCCATGTCGAATATTACTGACTGCTCTGTGCCGGATATTAACCGGATGCTGCGGTTTATGTTCGGAAAAAACCGCCGGGCTTATGTTCTGAATAATGGTGGACTGAGGATGAGTTACATCTTTGAGTTTGCTCTCTCGTCGGCAGAACTGGCGATTATCCAGTCGTCGGGAGCACTGCCGTCCCCGCCGGGTGTTTATGTCTCAGTGGTTTTAAAGGAGACCAGTAATGAAGCTTAACGATAAACCCCGTCAACTGGCAGTACCCTTTGCGAGTACCGGGGATAAAAATAATATCCCGGACAAGGCGACGCAGCAGACCAAAGAGAGCGGTAACGCGGCGTATGATTCGGGTTTTCCTCCGGTGACCATGACCCCGATTTCAGCGGGCGGTATACCGCCACACGGCAAGGATTTTAACGGTCTGATGCACGATATTACCGCAGCAATACGGTACGTCCAGGCTGGTGGTTTGTACACGTATAATGCCGATTTCGCCGGGGCCATTGGTGGATATGCAAAAGATGCCATTCTCGCCGGAGTCTCAACAACAGCGGTCTGGCTGAATACCATTGACGATAACCTGACCGATCCGGAAGGTGCCGACAGCGCAGGCTGGGTAAACCTGCTGGCAGATCCCCTGAAGCTGTTTCTGTGGCAGAAAAACAATCTGTCAGACCTTCAGAATAAAGGAACGGCACGGGATAATCTTCAGGTCTACAGCCAGGAGCAGACGGATCTTAAATACCTCGCCAAAGACCAGAACGGTGGCGATATTCCGGAAAAGCCGCTGTTTGTACAAAATATCGGAGCGCTTCCTGCCAACGGTACGGCTGTTGCAGCGAACAGACTGGCATCACGCGGCGCGCTTCCGGCACTGACTGGTACGACAAGAGGCAGTGATAGCGGCCTGATAATGGGCGAGGTTTACAATAACGGTTATCCAACGCAATACGGGAATATTTTGCGTCTGACCGGAACCGGTGATGGGGAAATTCTCATTGGCTGGAGCGGGACAAACGGTGCGCCAGCGCCCGCATATATTCGCAGCCATCGAGATACCGCCGAGGCTGAGTGGTCCGAATGGGCAATGCTCTACACCACACTAAACCCACCTCCGGATTCGCATCCAGTAGGGGCGCCGATAGCATGGCCGTCTGATGCTACCCCAGCCGGTTACGCCCTGATGCAGGGGCAAACATTTGATAAGAACGTATATCCCTTACTGGCTATAGCGTATCCATCCGGCGTTATTCCGGATCTGCGGGGCTGGACAATCAAAGGCAAGCCCGCCAGCGGTCGAGCCGTGCTCTCACAGGAAATGGACGGCAACAAGGCGCACGGACACACCGCGCGGGCGCAGGATACTGATTTAGGGACAAAATCTACCTCATCCTTTGATTATGGTACGAAATCGACCAATACAACGGGTGGTCATACACATGAGTTTGGCGGTTATATCAACTCGTTCTATGGAGACTCCAGTCACACCTCATTTCAGCCTGGAGGTGGTGCGTGGACACAGGCCGCTGGCGACCATGCACATACAGTTTATATCGGAGGACATGAGCACACCATGTATATCGGTCCACACGGACACGTCGTTATTGTGGACGCAGACGGTAATGCGGAAACCACGGTTAAAAATATTGCATTTAACTACATAGTGAGGCTGGCATGATTAAATTAATTCTTTCGGCACCTGTTCCAGCAATGGCTGCGGCTTTTGAACATTCTTTTCAGAATACCGAAAATGTGGAAATTATCCCCGGACCGTTTGAAACCATACCGGAATTTGACTGCATGGTCAGTGCGGCGAACTCTTTCGGTTTGATGGATGGCGGCGTGGATGCTGCGATAACAGCATATTTCGGGCCGCAATTACAGGAACGGGTACAGCAAAATATCATCCGTGAATATCTGGGAGAACAGCCCGTCGGCACCGCCTTTGTTATTGAAACGGGTAACAGTAAATATCCGTGGCTGGTTCACGCCCCGACGATGCGCGTTCCGCTGATAATCGACGGCACCGACGCGGTTTATAATGCAACACGTGCAGCGTTATTAGCGATATTTCAGCACAATAAAAGCGCCGGGGAAGACAGGAAAATTAAATCGGTAGTATTCCCTGCGATGGGGGCCGGGTGTGGTCAGGTATACCCGGACAGTGTCGCCCGGCAAATGAAGCTGGCGTGGGATGGTTTTATTAACTGTGCCTCGGAAATTAACTGGCAATACGCCAGCGCCCGTCAGGATGCTGTATTCAGCACAACGGCATACTGTCCGTCAAAGGCGCTTTGTCCGAACGCCAGAACGGAATATATCGGTTTTGGTGATTACAGAACGTATTGCAAAAAATCAGGTAACACCTGCATCAGTCCCCGTCATCAGGTTGATGATATTTATATTGGTGCGCATAGCCATACTGTTTCCCCCGGTACTTATCCCCACAGCCATTACCTGAATACAGAATATTTATCCGGAGTAAAAAATGACGTTTAAAATGAGCGACACCCCGCAGACAATTAAAATTTTTAATCTTCGTTCAGATACAAACGAATTTATTGGCACAGGTGATGCATATATCCCGCCGCACACTGGATTACCGGCAAACTGTACTGATATCGCCCCTCCTGATATTCCCTCCAGTCATATTGCTGTATTTGACGCTGAAACCCAGACATGGAGTCTGCAGGAGGATCACCGCGGCGAGACGGTTTACGACACAACAACCGGCAATCAGGTTTATATCTCCGAACTCGGCCCGTTGCCCGAAAACGTCACATCAGTTTCACCAGACGGTGAATACCAGAAATGGGATGGTAAGGCGTGGGTGAAGGATGAAGCTGCGGAAACAGCGGCCAGACTTCGTGAAGCTGAAGGGACCAAAAGCCGTCTTTTGCAAATGGCAGCGGAGAAAATCGCGCCATTACAGGATGCTGTTGATCTTGAAATCGCAACAGATGATGAGAAAGCCCGACTCGACGAGTGGAAAAAGTATCGCGTTCGGGTAAACCGTGTGGATACCTCAAATCCTGCCTGGCCGGAGAAACCAGCCAGTAGTTTATAATTTGTCAGGAAAGCTCAGGCCTTATTTATAGCAAATATGAAGAAGGCCTGTCTGTCATAACTGATATGGTTACTGGTTAGTATATTAAATTTATACTCAATAACCTCTACACATTTTAAAAAAATCTGGAGGGAGAGGCATGTCAGCACGCCAAAGCTCACACCACTTTTGAGGCATTGGCTTAATTGTTTCTTCTTTTTTATGATCTTGAGAGTCTGCCGCTATTGTAAGAGCAGAATATAGTGAGGATGGTAATATTAAAACCATTGCTAAAAATACGTTCTTAACGTGTTTCATAATATAACCTATTGAGTAGTGACTCACGATCCTTACTGTTACAGTATCCTTTTTTACAGATATTAAACGTTATTCATTATCATCAGGTAAGTAAATAAAAGCTATTTACTTTAAATAAAAATGATAAGCAATATAATATTTGGCATGTAAGTTAATTTATATTATGGCTTGCTCGCAAATCGAACTTCAACTTCAGACTGGCTGGAGATTCCTGTAAGCCGATAATATGATGTTGTGAAAATTTATATGAATACGTCAGAGTTGGAGATAATAATATTTCCTTATATTTAGGGTAATCTGATAGTTAACTCAATTATGCGGACGTTTTGCAATGGATACTATGTTAATTTAATGCGATTTAATATCTAGTTATATAATTTATTTTATATTAATTCTGGTTATGCACTTTTATACTTATAATAAATCAAGGGGTTATCATCTAATAAATAACACAGTATGTTTAATTGTTGTTTGCTGTCTGTTGGTTAGAATTCTCTTGCATATGCTAATGGTAACATTTTAATGCTAAGAGTTAAAAATCAATCCTGATGTAGTCCGAACGAAGTACAGATCTGGTGCCTGGTGCCTGGTGCCTGTACTTATACTTATTGAGCCACAGGGGGAGAATA